CCTGAGCACCAGTATCGCCAACATATCCCTGAGCACCCGTATCGCCAACATATCCTTGTGATCCCGTATCACCAACATATCCCTGAGCACCAGTATCGCCAACATATCCTTGTGATCCCGTATCACCAACATATCCCTGAGCACCAGTATCGCCAACATATCCTTGCGCACCAGTTTCACCAACATATCCCTGAGCACCCGTATCACCAACATATCCTTGAGCTCCAGTTTCACCTTGATACCCTTGAGCTCCTGTATCACCAACATATCCCTGAGCACCCGTATCACCAACATATCCCTGAGCACCCGTATCACCAACATATCCCTGAGCACCAGTATCGCCGACATATCCCTGAGCACCTGTATCGCCAACATATCCTTGAGCGCCAGTATCGCCAACATATCCCTGAGCACCCGTATCGCCAACATATCCTTGTGATCCCGTATCACCAACATATCCCTGAGCACCAGTATCGCCAACATATCCTTGAGCTCCCGTATCACCAACATATCCCTGAGCACCAGTATCACCAACATATCCCTGAGCACCAGTATCGCCTACATATCCTTGAACACCCGTATCACCAACATATCCTTGAGCACCCGTATCGCCAACATATCCTTGAGCACCCGTATCGCCAACATATCCTTGAGCACCAGTATCGCCAACATATCCTTGCGCACCAGTTTCACCAACATATCCCTGAGCACCCGTATCGCCAACATATCCTTGAGCTCCCGTATCACCAACATATCCCTGAGCACCAGTATCGCCAACATATCCTTGCGCACCAGTTTCACCAACATATCCTTGAGCACCAGTTTCACCAACATATCCTTGAGCTCCAGTTTCACCTTGATACCCTTGAGCTCCTGTATCACCAACATATCCCTGAGCACCCGTATCGCCAACATATCCTTGTGCTCCCGTATCACCAACATATCCCTGAGCACCAGTTTCGCCAACATATCCTTGAGCACCCGTATCACCAACATATCCCTGAGCTCCCGTATCGCCAACATATCCCTGAGCTCCTGTATCACCAACATATCCCTGAGCTCCAGTTTCGCCAACATATCCTTGAGCGCCAGTATCACCTTGATAACCTTGTGCGCCGGTATATCCTCTCGCTCCAGTATTCCCTTGAGAACCAGTAGCGCCTTGCGAACCAACAGCACCAGTATATCCTCTCGATCCAGTATTCCCTTGAGCACCAGTAGCACCTTGAGAACCAGTAATCCCAATGGCACCAGTTGTACCAGTAGTTCCGAAACTTTGGCCTGGCGGCCCCTGTGCGCCCGTAGTACCCATAGTTCCAGTAACTCCTTGTGACCCTGTAGCACCTTGTGGGCCGGTTGTGCCTGAAGTTCCTGAACCTTGACCAGGAGGTCCTTGAGCCCCTGTTGCGCCTTGAGCACCCGAACCTGAAGGATTACAAGAATCAGCACACTTTTTTTTACCACCAGATCTTATTAAATATTGGGAATAATTATTATTTATCATATATATATCTTATATTTTTTTTATGAAATGTATAGTTTAAGTAAACTCTAGATTATTTATTTTTAGTAGATAAAAATATAGTTAAATATCATAATTATGAAAATATTCTTGTATTTCCTTCTTTTATCATCATTTATTTCATTATTTGCCATTGACATAACTGAAAATTCGGGTTGTGCTATAGTTCCAACAATATCTACTGATAGAAGACCTAACAAAGATTCATTTAGAATAGTCCAATATAATGTTGAATGGCTATTTGTAGATTATTATAGTAATGCGGATTGTCCCGGTGCTCATTGCCCTTGGCATAATCAGACAGAAGCCATAACGCATCTAAATAGTGTTTCTACAATCATAAAAACACTTAATCCCGATATAATTAATTTTTGTGAAGTAGAAGGGTGTGATGAATTGAATATGCTCGCAACTAATTTAAACGATTCTACATATAAACCATACTTGAAAAAAGGAACCGATAGTGCGACAGGTCAGAATGTAGGAATGTTGACAAGAATCGATCCTATAGTAGATTTATATAGAACAGAAGAGAGAATTAGTTATCCAATTTCTGGGTCTAATTGTGGATACATCGGCCCAACAGGCGACACATCAGGTGTGAGTAAACATTACATTACAGAATTTGTCTTGAACAATGTTCATATCGCTTTTATCGGCACACATTTACTCGCATATCCTACCGATACCCAAAGATGTGCTGAACGGGAAGCTCAAGCTCAAGTATTACAAAAAGTAATTGCTAATTATTTAGACAAAGGATATGAAATTATTGTTATGGGGGATTTTAACGATTTTGATGCTGAAGTTATCGATGCAAATAATAACAAGCCCATCTCTCAAGTATTAGATATTGTAAAGGGAAACTTTGGAACTTATGCTGGTAAATACCAATTACATAATATTGCGGATACAATAGTTCAACCTTATCGTTTTTCTGATTGGTGGGACCAAAATGACAATTGTGTATCGACTCCGAATGAATTTTCAATGATTGATCACATTCTAGTAACACCATTCTTACATGAAAATATAGTGATGAGTTTTATTTATCAAGAGTATGATGAATTTTGTGATACTTATAATTCAGACCATTATCCAGTTGTTATTGATATAGTGCTTGGGTAGGTCGAACTTGTCTACTAAAAAATATTTTTTAGATATACGCAATTAAATGCCTATAGAAAAAAATTGAAATGTTTTTATGTGATAGAGATATAGCAACTAGCAATAGAGCATCAAGTGATTACATTAAAGTAAGTTATAAAATATGGCGGCAGTAAGAGAAGTAAAGTCGGCGGTAGGGTTGAGACGTTTAGTTTCGTCGTTCAGTTCGGCTGAGTCGCAACATCAACAGCAGCAGCGTTATAATTCATCGCCAATCATGAGTAGAAGTGGCGGTAGTATTGAGCGTGAGCGTCGACGACAAGAAGATGATGATTTGTTGGAAGATATTTCAGCTAAATATGGTATTGAAATCGGCACTGGTGGCGAGTTTTTCGAATCAGCAACCGATTACAATGAAGAAGAAGGTAATAATGAGGATGTAGAGAATTCATTCGACGATGAATCTACTGAAATAGAAGAGTTTGTGCCCCCACCGCCTGTAGCAGCCGTTTCGCGAAAAAATCCAAAGCTATCCCCGATATTGACCTCGTCCAAGAATTTCGATGACATCTTGGCTCAACATAAAGCCGAGTTACAAAGTTTGCGAGAACAATTCAGTCAAGTCCAACAAGACCACAAGAACGAGATCTCGTCATTGAAAGCTCAACTCAAAAATTCCCAAGAAGAGTTGAAAGAAAAGCAATACGAAACTTGTCTTATGGAAGAGATTCAGACTTTGGAGAATCGTATCTCGGAAATCAAGCAGATTAAAGATGTCTCTCTTAAATCTGAGTTGTGTAAAGAGCTCAAGTTGAGCGAACGACATCTTGCGTCGGCGCGTCAAGACTTGGCGGAAATTAAGGAAGCGCAAAAACGAAAGGCTGAGGAGAAAAAAATGGAGGCTCAACTCCAATACGAGATTCAGACTCTGGAAAAACAAATTTCAGATATGAGACCATCCTCGGCAAATAGCTTTCAACAAAGCATTTCGCCTCAATTGAAGTTCAAACAACGTCTTTTGGCACGCGCCAAACAGCAGTTGGTAGATATCAAGAATAAACGCGATAGTGCGTAATATTTATATTGTTTGTATAGATTTAGTAATAGCATATTATTGATTGTTTTGCTTATGTTTTGCTTATGTTTTGCTTATGTTTTGCTTATGTTTTGCTTATGTTTTGCTTATGTTTTGCTTGTTTTGTGTAATGTTGATTAATTAAACTCATTTTTTTCTCATTTTCTCATTTTTCTCATTTTCTCATTTTTCTCATTTTCCTATTTATTTATACTCGCAAATTTCAATGCTTATACTGATCACATTATCATCCGGTTTTTTAGTTATTTTAATCTCAAATGGTTTCCCACAACCATAAATTAGCCCATTTTTTATCAATTCATCACACATCTCTTTTGGCGCATGAGGATCTATTTGTTTTCCTGTTTGTATTTCTACACCATGTCTGAAAATTCCGCAATTTAATTTTTCAATACACATCATACATTCACAATGTGGACATTCAATAAAAAAATTTTCTATTAAGGGCTGTTGTTGTTGAGGGGGCGCTGATGGTTCTATTGACATTTTTGTTTATATATTATAGTATATTTTATATAAACAAAACACTTTTATATCTTTTTTCTAACTATTCTAACCCAATAAATCGACTGATTTGTTCTATCCAATTTTTCAAATGCCCTTCATTCTCAAAAATATCGACATTTCCATCTAAAGTGAGCTGGTTATTACAAATATTTTCATTAGGTAAGAACTTGTATATCATATCGTCATGATATGTGTGACATAGTTGTAAATAATCCAACGGAATACTATCTTCACCAGTTCTACTGCGTTTTGTAATACGATTATGACAAATTTCGGGATTTGTATTTACATAAATGACTTGATGAATAGGACATTCATCGGCAAATGTATCAAACCATTTTGAATAAATCTGGTAATTAACATCCTCGATTTTACCTGTATCATATAACATTTTCGCAAAAACGAACTTGTCTGTATATAAACTTCTCTCTGTCACTATAATTGCGCCAGGATTTTGTTTAATCGCTGATTTTAATAGAGCTAATCTAGAAATATATGCCATCATTTGAAATGAAAATGAATAACGTTCTTGGTCCGCATAAAATTTTTCTAACATTGTTTTTCCTTCCGCGTCTTTAATTTGTTCCCAATCATCCACAGGTTCTTTGAGAAATATGATATTTGGATAGTTGCCAAACGCAGAACGAAGATTCGCCAATAATGTGGATTTACCAGAACCAATATTGCCGTCTACAGAAACTATTTTACATCTTGTAGATAGGGTTGGCTTATTGGACCAAGATGCGGATTCGTTAATTCCAAATTCTGACATGATTGTTAATATATGTGTATTAATATTTAAGTTGATTATTTTGGATTATTTACATTTCAATTTTTCTAAAAATAAAAAATGAAATTTTGGTAATGGCAATCCATACAATAAATATAAATAAAAATAAAATTGAAACAATTTAAAGATATATTAGTAACATTATTACTATACAAACCTTATACAATGGATCTTAAACAACAAAAGCTTGGGAAATCGGAATGGGAATCTATTGAAGTTCCTGTCGATGACGATGAAAAGGAAATTTTATCATTGATAGTGAAGGGATATAGTGACGTCAATATCAGATATAATAAATCAAATTCATTATTTTCATATTTGAAAATTGATTATAATGAATCAATGGAAGACTATTTATATAATCAATATTTCAGTGGGAGAATTGGTGAACTGAGAGAAAAATATGGCGAAGTTCTACAAATAGTAGAGATGTTTTCTGTAGCTGTTAAATCAAAACCGGTAATCAAAAAAGCCGATTTGTTTCGTATTGAAAAGAATGATATTAAAAAAATGACAGCGTCACTTATTTATGAGCATTTACTGATTGATATTTTGGAGGAAATGTTGTCTTTGAAAGCGCCATCGATATCATCATCAAAAAAAAGTAAGAAAAATGGTGGTAGCGGAAGCGGTAGTAGGGGAAGCGGTAGTAGCGGAAGCGGTAGTAGCGGAAGCGGTAGTAGCGGAAGCGGTAGTAGCGGAAGCGGTAGTAGCGGAAGCGGTAGTAGCGGAAGCGGTGTTGGCGGTAAATGGCTAGTCAAGTATTTTACGCTTTATAAATTATTAAAAAATAATATTCAACACATTAATAAATATATTAGAATTATCATTGAAAAAATATTGAGTAAGTTTGAAGATGAAATCGACATGACAGAGTTCATCGCGAATTCGGTTGATTGTATTGAGAAAAATTTGCTGTTATTGAAATATTCCGACATGTTATTATACGAACATCAGAAGCAATTATTTACACTTATGCGAAAGCCTGAACCTAAATTGGTATTGTATATTGCGCCTACAGGCACGGGAAAAACGCTGTCGCCTTTAGCTATTTCAGAACAATATAAAGTTATCTTTGTATGCGCGGTAAGGCATGTTGGACTCGCACTAGCCCGAGCCGCGATTTCTGTAAATAAAAAGATAGCTTTTGCGTTTGGATGCGGTAGCGCTGCTGATGTGCGTCTTCATTATTTCTCAGTAAAAGATTATATTATTAATAGAAACCGACATGGTGAAATTATTTATAAAAAAGTAGATAATAGTGTGGGAGATAAAGTGGAAATTATGATTTGTGATGTGAAATCTTATTTGCCGGCAATGTATTATATGACTGCGTTCAACCCTTCCGAAAAAATTGTCACTTATTGGGATGAGCCTACAATTACAATGGATTATGAGAATCACGATTTACATGAAACTATTAAAAACAATTGGAGAGAGAATATTATTCCAAATATGGTCTTGTCGTCTGCTACGTTGCCGAAATTACATGAATTGGCTGAAACGTGTGCTGATTTCCGGCGTAAATTTCGCGGTTCAGAAGTTCATGCTATCAGCAGTAATGATAATAAAAAAACGATTCCTATTTTGAATAAAAATGGATATGTTGTTCTTCCGCATTATCTCAGCGCGGATTATAATGAAATATTACGCATAGTAGCTCATTGTGAACAGAATTTGACGTTATTGCGATATTTTGATTTGAGAGAAGTGGTGGATTTTATTATGTTTCTTGATAAAAATAGTCATGTTGCTGCTAGTTTAAAAATTGGACGGAATTTTGCGTCACTTGATGATATTACTATGCAAAATATTAAAATCCACTATTTGAAAGTATTAGGTAGAATTGACCCGATGAAGTGGACCGCGATTTATTCTGAAATTATGGCGACAAGACAAAAGAGGGTCAATCCTAATATTCATGTTGATAATAAGGGGAATAGAGTGAGTGATATTGGTGTTACCGATGAGTGCGCGATTTTCGTTACCACTAAAGATGCTTATACACTTACTGATGGTCCTACTCTATTCTTGGCGACAGATGTTGAAAAGATCGCTCGATTCTGTATTCAACAAGCGAATATTCCCGCACTAGTTATGGAAGATATTGTGACAAAAATCAATTTCAATAATAAAGTAAATAAACAGATTGCAATTCTATCGCATACGTTGGAAGATTTGATTGAATCTAAAAGTAATAAGGATAGTTGTGCTGATAACTCTAAGGAAGCAAAGGGGATGATAAAATCGGGGGGGAGTAAAACAAAAGATATTGGTTCAAACGACAAGGATAAAGAAATTTTGAAAATTAATGAAGAATTGGATGGATTGCGACTAATGGTTAAATCCGCTGAATTGAATGAAACATTCATTCCTAATTCCCAATTACATTTGAGAAAATGGTCGGCTATAACCGGAATTACGAATGCGTTTACATGCGATATTGACGAACAGACTATTATTGATATTATGTTGCTGGAAGATGTGAATGATAGTTGGAAAATTTTATTATTAATGGGAATTGGCATTTTCACGAATCATAAAAGTATTGCGTATACCGAAATCATGAAAAAATTGGCGGATCATCAGAGATTGTATATGATTATCGCTGACGGAGATTATATTTATGGAACTAATTATCAATTTTGTCATGGGTATATTAGTAAAGATATGACGTTGACTCAAGAAAAAGCGATCCAGTCGTTGGGGCGTATTGGACGAAATCATATTCAAAAGGATTATTCTGTTCGATTGAGAGATGATGAACAAGCTAGAAAAATATTTTGGCCAGAACCGAATAAACCGGAAGTGAGAAATATGAATATCTTATTCAATTGTCGAAATATTATTTGGACGGATGAAAAAGGGTTTGTAGCTATTGATGAAAATGCGGATGATGATGATACTGATGCTGCTGATAGTGATGCGGATAATGCGACGAATGGACTAGAAGAAGATGATGATGAGCCAAAGCTAGAAGAAGATGTTGTAGTAGAAGAAAGTGAGGATGATGATGGTTCTATTGTTATTGTGAATAACGAAGAGACTATTGTAGTAGATTGGTTAGATGATACAAATAGTGAAGATGGAATTCAAATTTGTCCGGCATATGAAAACTAACCGACATATTACAAATGTACAAGACTTATTACAAATAAAAATACACATAAAATAAAAAAATAATGTTTTTATATTTATCTCATCTTATCCTCTCTATTTTTATTACATTTTTACATTTTTACATTGTTACCTTTCTTCAGTTGTTGAATGTCTCGCACAACGATACGGACATATGCTACGATTAGTATTATTACTAGAATCTACATAATTTTGATGACAATTATTACAAAATCTATGAGAACATCCAAAATGTCCTACGCTTGTATTACTATTATTTATAAGTTCAGTATTTGTAAAATTATTTTCGCATAAAACACAAGTTAATACTGCGATTGGTCTAATATAAAACCCTACATTCAATTCAGGACCATATATTGAACTTAATTTTGAATCATTTAAAACTATTTCTGGCGCGTTTTCTCCATCACCCATTGCGACCAATTCGAAATTTGTTATCCCTGCGAAATGTTGTGGAATTATACCATTCATTATATTTACAAAATCATTACTAGTCCATTCTGGATTAACATCCAAATGAGCAGTTTCTATAGTCCACGCTTTTTTAAAATATACACGTTTGTTGTTGTTTGATGACATTGTTACTTTTGTTTGAATTGATTTAATCTGTATTTTTTAAATCAATTTTTTTATTGTCTTGTTTTTGTCTTGTTTTTGTCTTGTCTTTGTATTACACCAATTCTTGTAACCCTTTATCAAAATCCACTTTAATAGTCCACCCTAATTGTTTTAATTTTTCATTACTAATATGGTATCTTTTATCATTAAATGGTCTGTCTTCAATATAAGTTATCCATTTTTCATATTCATCCGTTTTTTTTATGAGACGAATCAATTTATGCGCTATTTCTGTAACACTATATTCGTGATGTTCGTCGCTACCAATATTATATATTTCTCCAACTAGCCCTTGATTGATTACACATTCTAATGCTGAGCATACATCCAATACATGTAAAAAAGCACGTAAATTTGTTCCATCCCCTTGAATAGTTACTTGCTTATCGTGTTGTAATTGTTCAATAAATCGCGGAATTAATTTTTCTGGGTATTGATTTGGACCATAAACATTATTTCCTCGTGTAATAATAATCGGCATTTTAAATGAAAAATAGTAGGATTGTGCTATTAATTCGGCGGCAGCTTTTGTAGCCGCATATGGATTTGTGGGACATAGAATAGTATTTTCTGTTTTTTTAATTTCATCTTCTTTAATCATAGATTCGCCATAAACTTCATCGGTTGAGATATGAATAAATTTTTGGATTTTTCCATATTTTCTTGATGCTTCTAAAAGTGTATGTGTTCCTAAAATATTGTCGTTTGTATATTGTATAGAATCGTCGAATGAATTTTGAACATGTGATTGTGCGGCAAAATGAATAATCGTGTCGATTTCATATGTTTCTAAAATAAGCCGAAGAAGATCTATAGAACATAAATTACCTTTGACTAATTTATATCTGGTAGAATTGCGGATTTCTTGTGAAATATTGGTTTCATTCGCACAATAATACATGGCGTCTATGTTAATAATTTCTACATTCGGATTCTTGTAAAAATAATAATTGATGAAATTTGAACCTATAAATCCACATCCTCCTGTCACTAAGAGTTTCATTATTTTATTATTGGCTATAATAAAATAATCGTTTTTTTACTCATTTTTTTACCGAGTTTTTCATCAAAACAAGCATATCTCTAACTGAATCTTTGATTGATTTAACATTTTTACAATTTTCCACTAGTAAATCCGTATTCAAACAATTATTGGATCGTTTTGACAACAACACCTTATTTTGTTCCTCAATAGTAAAATTTTCCCATTTAAAACTGGGGTCTACTATTTCCTTATACATTTCTAAAATCTCATTATGGGATATAACTCCAGGATTAGTTAAATTTATAGTGCCCGTTTTACCGGCAAATGACATATCTAACATTAATGGCAACAATTCATTTAGAACCGACATGGAATTTGGAATAGAGCATATTTTCTTATAATTGGTGATTTTGGTAATAAAATTTCTTTCATTCACTTCATCCGTGATTGGCATTCTAATACGAACATTCAAAACATCTCCGTCAAATTGATGCATTAATTGGTCGGTGAATCCTTTAACTATCGAATAAGATGAACCGAAAAAATTGGGTGTATCTGTTTCCACAAATCCGGCATTATCATTTCCTAAATTGTGGTTCTCGTCATAATCGAAAATACAACCAGTCCCTAAATAGGTGAAATGAATTTTGGCTTCTTTACATAATAACGCAAGTAGAACGGGCGAATACAAGTTGTCTCTAACATTGTCTACTAATTTCCCCGGTTTTTCTAAATAATCAATCGTTGTTATTTTTTCCCCTTCAAATGTTCCATGGGTTCTACCTATAAAACTCATAATATGCGTCACATTAGATAAAATACCCAATTCTTTTTTAATTGAATCTACATCATTTGCTCGTGAGATGGCTTTATATACCTTCATATCTCTATTCTTCAAAATAGTGTATACTTTATTGCCAATCCATCCGTCAGCACCGAAAATTAAAATCTTGGGTTCGGATGCTTTATTCTTTGAATTAGAATTTCCCATTTAATTAATTCCAGATTTTTATTTATATTGTTTTACTTATATGCTTATTTTCCACATAATTTTACACTAACTTTATTTAATATCTTCTTAATTTCCTAGATTTTCTAGATTTCCTAGATTTTCTAGATTTCCTAGATTTTCTAGATTTTCTAATTCTCTTTCTAGACCGACGTTTTTTACCCCCAGTAATATGATCAAATATACCTGGGTTTTCTTCTTTTAATTTTTCTATATTTCTATTAAATGTATCAAGCATTTGTAGGCTTAATTTTATTGCGTTTTGCGTTTTTTCATTGTCCTCAAGTTCGCCGGTCTCAATACGTTCATAAATAGAATTAATTATAGCTTGTCTATTATCTCTCTTTGATAATTCTTCAGCCATTTTTAATTGTACAACTTCTTGATTATCCATTATATAATATAGTTATAATTTATTTTTTATGAAACAAATATACTTTCTCTCTTAATTCTAAATAATAGGTGTATTTTTCTTTTGTCAATTCGGATTCATATAATTTACTATTACCTGTTGCGATCTTCTCCACCCATTTTTTATCAATAGCTGACCTAGGTGTTTGTTGAATAATAGTATTGTAAATACGAATTGTTTTCCATCCTTCCAATACCTTTTCAAAAATAAAAATAACTTCGTCAGCATTGGCTTTTCGTTTCAATGTTCGTTTTTTCTCTCTTCGTTCTTGTTTTTCAATGATATAATTTGCTTTATTTTCATTCATATTGTAATAATATACTTCTTTTTATTACATCTTTTTATTATAACCATTTTACCTTACTACCCATACTTTTGTAATAATAATTATTATACAGAATATTCTTATCTAATGCTTTTGTCAAAGTCTTATCGCTTATTTTTAGTTGTCGTATAACATCATATTTACAGCTGAATTCTTGTTGTAATTGATTATCACTATTGAATAAACCTACACCATCTTTATACAATAATGGCTCGCCGTTTTTTTCTATAAAATTCTTTTGTAATTCTGAAGAACATTTATCGAATAATTTATAATAAAATCCTTTTGTTATAGTGAAGTTTTTGACTGGAGTATCTAAAGCCGACGAAGATAAATAACCATTAGAAAGGGCTGCGGTTTTTCTATCTATAAATACATTTACAATTTCAGTTTGTTCTGAATTTATTTGAGCAATGTATCCTCCATTTTGCGTATTTATTTCTTTTGTAGGAGAGATTTGGTGAATTATATTTGGGTCTAATTCCCTATCAACCAATAGCCATCGAAAACCGCAATAAATAGTATTCTCTGTAATGGCTTTGTTTATACTTGGTCTTTTTACATTTTGATTTTCTTTCATAAGTTCTGTAACACATTCATATACTTTTACCAATTCAATTGTTTCAGGATGAATTTTTTGTAATCTCGGACCTAATGTTGGTAAAGGTTCATTAAACCCAGTAACAACTTTAGTTTGTGTCGAATTAAATTTGTTTATCATATCCTGAGTTGATTTCTCAAGATTATCTATTTTACATGATAAATTGTTTATTGTTTTTTGTAATTCTTGAACTAATATGCTATCATTATTTGTAGTTTTCATTTCAAGCATAATTTTTAACTTTTCTATTTCCAGCTCTAATTTATTTGTATCATTATTGTTGAAATATTTTATATTATTATTTATAATATTTAACAGAGTTTGATAAGAAAGATTTTTTCCAATTAAAAATAATTCTAATTCTGTTTCGTGGCCCGGAAGATCGTTTACTTTGTTTGTTCTAATGTTTTCGTGATTATGAACAAAACTTTCAAAATCTTTACTATTTTGAACTGAAAAACAATCAAGTAATAAGCATTCTTCATATTTACTTTTATGTTCTGTGTATCTGTTTTTTATTCCCTTTCTACTTTCTCCCAATTTTATAATGTATTGTCCGTTTTCAAATGTTTTTACTTTTACAATATAAATAATTGACCCAATAGTTCCATACTCGTTTAACAATATTTTCTCCCTTTCTAATATTTTTTGTTTCTCTAATTTGGTTTCATATTCTTTTTTTGTTTTATCTTCTATTTGTTGCGCTTCTGTTTTTTGTTGTTCTAATTGTAATTTAAGTTCATCACATTCTTCTTTTGTTATTTCGAATAGAATGTTTTCTAATTTAATAAAATAATCATGAATTTCATCAGCTTTTTTTGTTTCAGCTTTCAAACAAAATTTTTTAAATGTTTTAATATTTAACATAAAAATTTCTTTGTTGTGACCTCCCTTAACATTTGTTTGCTTTGCCGATTGGCAAAGCAATAATTTATAGTCTGTATTAATAATAAAGTTTTTTTCTAAAACACGTTTAGCATTAACTTTTTGTCCGAATCCTAACCAATGCCATACATTATCTAGGTCAATAATAAAATCATTTGTTGAATGATATTTCAAATAACAATAAAAACTCGATAAAAATATTTGTTGTTCATAATTTGTAAAGTTATTTTTTACCTTTTCAATTAATTTGCTATGATAATCTCCTGTAAATTTGGTAATAGGGTTGCTTTCAATAAGATTTACGATGTCTACGCTCATTTTATATATTATATAATGATATATCTTTATATTGTTTGTTGCTTTAATAATTAAAAACCATTATTTGCTCACAATCAAGATGTTTCGTTGTATTTATTTATTAATTCTGTGTAATAATTATATTTTTCTAATGAGACTTCACTTTCATATATTATTTTTTGGTTATTTTTCATATTTCGTTTTATATTTTTAACAATATCAATAGTAATCGTGTTTGGAATATTATTTTTCTCTCGTTCTTCAATTAAATAATCTAAAATTTGTTTTGGTTTCCAATTGCTAATATATTTTTCGATAACATTTATAATTTCATCAGATTGAATTTTTCGTTTAGATAAGTTTACTTCTTCTTTCGTCATAGATTTTGTATTGATTTTTTCTTCAATTCTACAACAAATAGTTCCATTTTTTATTCTAGTTATTGTGTGTCTTGGCAAATTCAGTGTATGTTGAATATCAATATTTTTATGACCTTCTTTAATCATTTGTCTAACTTTTATAATTGTTTCATCAGACACACTATTTTTTGCGTCTTTTATCGAATTAGACATTTTTTTCTTAGTTTCCTTTGAAAATTCTTTACCATAATTATGATTACCCTCACCCTTCATTTTTTCCGATTTTTCTTTATACACTTGTTTAATTAAAATCTGTTTACATACTTTTTCTTTCAATTCTCTTAGACGAATAGTTTCTACATAACCTTCTTTACCCACATCATTTTGATTTAAATCAATAAAATTTTCAATTTTATGTTTCTCTTCATTACAAATTTTATACATTTTTTCTTTTATAATTGTGTCATTTGTTTGTAAAAAGGTCTCAAATGCTTCAGCTTGATTATATTTTACAATTAAATGAGGCTTGACTAAACGAATAAATTTTAAACAATCTAATTTTTTTGTAATTTTAAATTCTATGTCTCTTTCAATTTTCCCAAAACATAAATATTTTTGTATTTCATATAAAATTAATGGATGATTTTTTTGAGAAATAGATGTATAAAATGCGTTATTATTTTTATTTATATAAAAACAACCTTCCGCATCAAATAATCCAGAAATATATTCAATATTTATCCTTGATAAATTAATTGAATTTATTTCACACTTTAGATTACATCCCGAACACGTAGAAAATAAAATTTCTTTTTCTGCTATTTTATCATGTAAATTTGTCAATTTATTGAATTCATATAAAGCCATATATTGTTTTTGTTTTATAATAAATGAATTTTGTAAATATTCCAATAATACTTGGTATTCATTGCTGCGAATTAACAAATTATATTGATTTCTAACATTATGTTTATGAAAATATTCATTAGTTTCATCCATTAAATTGTCAATTTTGTTATTTCTATTTGTAGATGATGTTATACTCCCTCCAAAATGATAACGAATAATTTGTAATACGTTTGTTCTACATTGAGTTATTGTTATTCCCGACTGATAACCATCTGAAATTTTTCTTATAAAAACGCATCCATCACCATCTATCAATCCTGATATATAAGATGGATGTGGTGGACTGCATTTATATTTATCCATTTTTTGTTGGTTGTCTTCTTCGATTGTATCTGTCATAGTATATTGTAGTATATACTCTACAATCTTTAAGTTGTTTCAATTTTAATATTATAAATAATTATTTTGATAATATTAATATATAAAAATATAAATTGACACGATATATGGTGTTTAATTGCTATACGCGAGGCCGCCCCCTGTGCGTATAGCCTTACTAGTTTTCGCTAATAAGCTGGACTATTCCTTAAGTCATCATTGAAAGTTGCTAACTTTCTCAGACCCATTCCATTATAGTCTCTGAACCTTCTTCTTATGCTTGCATTATCGCACTTAGAAGCTTGGCTGCAGATTGTCCAATCCTTTTCGTTATCACTATGCCCTAGGTCATTACCCCGGGTATTTACTATGTTTTCACATAATAAAGTAGTAGAAAAGGCTCTCAGGATGTTCCTGCAATTTAGAAATGTTGCCTCTTGTAGTCATAAAGACGAAGAGACTAGCTGGTTATATAATGCGAATTGTTTAGATTCGCATATTTGCTTTACACTGTTTACCCATACTAGTAAGCAAATATCTAGTATGGCAGCCAACTTTTTGGGACAGGCGAGTATATATGATGATAATATACTATCTTTAAAAATCCCAGACATAATTCTTAACACGTTATAGTTGGTGGCATAGACACGGACCTTGGCGGTTCTTGTTCCCTCAACGGTGGCGTTGGAGAGCACAAGCTGTAAGGTGGCGTTATCTATACGAGAGAAGTTGCACGTACCGCTGGGTTGGTGTTCCTCAGGTCTCAACGCAAAGGAGTATACGTTGATTCCCTCATCAGGGCAGCGGGTGTGAACTTGGTAAGGTTGGACCCAAGAGAAGTAAGACCCCTCGCGTTCAGAGAAGCGGTCTTGGCCGTTAAGCTGGAGCTTAGCGACGACGACAGGGTTTTGGCCCCAGCAGTGCATGTCCAAAGACGCCTCAGTGAGAACGAATGTTCCCGCATCGGAGACTGTGGAACCATTGTTGTGGGTTTGTCCGAAGTATTGGGAAACTTGAGCAGCGGTCCACCCTTGTAAAGCAGCATAATCAGCCTCAGATACACCAGGAGGGAGAACATTGGGGCCAGAGAAGTTGGATTGGTTGTAATAGTTGCTGTATGCGCCTCCAGTCCAGTAACCAGAAACAGACGCATCTAAAGCACCAGCGTCTTCGAAAAGACCACGGGCATCAATGAATTCGTTTTGACCATCTCCTCCAACACCCTTGAGCTCTTGAGGTCCACCGAACGCGTGGATAGCGTTGGGGAGAGCATCAATAGCATCGGTGTAGTTGAAGGGTTGGGCGCCAAGAACCTTGAAAAGGGTGGCGTCGCAAAGGAGGGAAGAGCAATAATCCACGTTTTGGTCGGGTTGAACGACCCAAATCAACTCCTTTACCGGGTGGTTAAAATTCAACTTAATTTTATTCGAAGAAGACCCAACAGACTCATCGCCGGTGAATTGTAATTGGGAGATGAGGTATTCGTGGGGGTTCTGGGCAAATCGTCTGCGCTCGTCAGTGTCCAAGAAAACATAGTCGACATACAAAGAGGCCGCAACCATAGACTGGTTGTAAGCGATGGTCGCAACAACGGGTGTGCCGACGGAGTATTGGGATTGGTTGCCCAAATATTGGCCAGCAGCAGAACCAGAGTTGCAGCTGAGGGATGTCACGGCCCACAAGCACTCATCAATAGGACGGATGTCAAGGTTGATCTTGACCTCGTGGTATTGGAGGGCAATCAAGGGGAGCGCCAAACCGGGGTTGGTGCAGAACCAAAATTGGAGGGGGATGTAAAGGGTTGTCTCGGGGAGAGCATTACGGGGGGCGCACACTTGGCGGGGCGCAATGGAGTCGCAAGGACCATCGACATCGGCGAAAGAGGGATCTGTGATGAAGGTAAGCTGGGTTGTGTTACCAATCATCTTGAAGTATCCACGTTGTTGTTCGGCAGTCATGGTAAGCTGATTCCAGATGTGCATCCAATCACCATATTGGCGATCTATGCGCTGGCCACCAATCTCGACCTCAACCTGGGCAATGAGCTGCTCACCCGGGAAATCTAACCAACGGGCATAGACAGATGCCTGGTTGTTAAGAACAGAGGAGGCGTTGCCCATAAGTTGGTTGATCTCGGGGAGTGTGACCTGGAGATAGGTGCGGTAGCACAAGTCGCCGTTTCGGCTGATTGTGCATGTGACACGGCGACCGAAATCGGCTTGGCCGTTGAATGTTTGTTCGATCGACTCAATTGCGAAGTTAGTGTATCGACGATACGTCACCTTCCAAAAGGTGATCTGAGGATTCCCCGTAAGATAGACATCTTGTGCGCCGTAAGCTACTAGTTGCATTAAACCACCACCCATAGTTATAATATTGCTAAAGAAAAAAATTTTGTGGAAATTGAATTAATTAATTTAATATTTTAATAATTAAATTAGTCATTTTACTTACATACTACAAAAATAATAATTTCTGTAATACTTTTCCTTAGATAGGATGTAAGTGGGTTATTGATGACGGAATATTTGTAGTTGTTTATAATGACTTAAAGACATACAACCATAGTATATTATAATATGGACATTTTGAAAGCATTCTCTCTTTTGGATATTGAATATCCTATAAATATTCAAGGAACGTTGGAAAATCCATTGTTTCAGGCAAATCAAATCGGTAAACTACTTGATTTGAAAAAAGTTCGTAATAGTTTAGTTGATTTTGATACTGATGAAAAGGTAGCCCAAGTTACGGGCACCCTTGGTGGACAGCAAGAAACTATTTTTTTAACTGAAATAGGTCTTTATAAATTATTAGGTCGCTCAAAAAAACCAATAGCAGCAACATTTCAAAAATGGATGATAAATATATTGCGAGAAATCAGAATTACAGGAATGTATCAACTTCAAAAAGATAAAGAAGTTGATAAAAAATTAATGGAACATAATTGTTCTCTAATCAATCATAATACATTGATGAAAGCATATCATAAAAAATCAGTGGTATATATTTGTAAGATGAAAGAAGTCAAGGATAAGTTTGTTATCAAAATAGGTTCAACACAAAATATCAAAGAGAGAATGTATAATTTGGCAAATAATCAACATTTAATTGAACCATTATTATTAGATGTTTTTGAATGCGATAATCATACTAAATTTGAACGATTTTTACATAAACATAAATTTATTAGTAATTGTAATTATGAAATGATTATAAAAAATGGCGAAGTATCAAAAGAAACATATCTGGTAAATCAAGAAATATATAAAGAAATTATCAAAATTATCAATGAAAGAAAAATGGATTATCAGATGACCAGTTTACAATTAGAAGAATTGCGAAATGAAAATGAAAAAATATGTGAGAATACTGAAATATTGCGAAATGAAAATGAAATAATTGCGATGAAAAGAGTGGAATTAGAACTCGAAAATGAAAAAATAAAATTGCGACAAAAAGAAATAGAATTGGAAATCAAAAAAATGGATAATAAATTATTAGAGGAAAACAAATCATTAGTCAACACAATTGAAGAATCAGATAATGAAGAAGAAAATAATATTATGAAAGATGTAACTACCAGCAATTTTACTATAAAAAAACGCATAAATGGGATTAATGTATCAAAAGTATATCAATATAATCCGACAGATTTAACCACGTATATCAGAGTGTTTGATAGTCCCGCAGATGTTGAACGCGAGATTGATGATATTTCGCCAGCACCATTACGATCGGCAGCAAAAAACAATACTATATATAAGGGATATAGATGGGTGTTTATTCGTAGAAACGATACTCCTCCAGAATCAATATCACCAACTATTGAAACAAAACATAAATCACCAGACGTTCATTTTGTAGCAATGATTGATATAAAAAAAACACAAATTATGGCCGTATATAAAAATCAAAAAGAAGCGACAGAGGCAAGAAATATGAAATGTAATAGTTTTAATCGTGCAATAAATCTTGGTACAATTTCAAGCGGCCATTATTGGAATTTTTTTGATAAATGTTCTGAAGAAATGAAAACAGAATATTTATCTCATTCACAACTACCCAAAAAATATGTTTCTCCTTGTGGCAAAAACGTCCAACAAATCGATCCACAAACTGGACAAGTATTGAAAACCTATACATCTAATCGGGAAGTTATTAAATTATTTCAAATCGCCGCAGTCACCTTAAGAAATGTAGCAAAAACGGGTGAAATTACTAAAGGATATAAATGGAAAATAGTATAATTTTTGTATGGACATTATATAATATGCCATCCAGATTTAGAACACTAGGATATAAACATCCATATGTCTCACTGAGTCATAATTTTTCTAATAATAGATTTCAACCAGGGTTAAATCCTGCACCTCCAGCACCAACACCATCAGGAGATATTGTTATAAATTGTTATATTAATATAGCAACTGGTATATTTACAAATATGCGCGGAGCTTTAATGGGACAACCTTCAAATAATTTTGTTCCAACAGATGCACTATATTCACATAATAGCGTATTGTTAGAATTATATAACGAGCTAGATGATTCTGTAATAGGCACTACCGCAATAGTATGGGACTCCATGCCAACTATTTTATCGTATCCTCAACCATACACCATAACAACTAAAAATTTAGGCAGACAATATTTTCATATATTATCAGCTGGTGAATCGGGAACTGAGATTAGATTTAATTATGCCACCCAAAACGATGGCGGAACCCCTAATGATCCTGTTGATACATTGTATTATATTGGTGCCACAAACTTTGAAAGTGTAGTTCAAGATACTTTACGACCGGTTTTTGTAAAATTATTATTTCCTAATGACCCAAACCCTTATATTACCCCAGGTGGAACACCTATTTACAATATGGGATTAGATAAACAACATTTTCAAATAACTATCAAAGCCCCGATATAACATTATGACAACAATTTATTCATATCCAAATTTGTTTTCATAAATGTAAGTAAATATGAATCAGAAAAAACCTCTTTTTTGCCTTCATGATTTTTCGAAAAAATATAACTATCATTTCTTTTTTTAACAGACCATCCATCATTAATAGCATTATATACAAAAAGCATTTTTTGAAATTTGGTGTTATCTATGACAAACTGATAATGTTTATTTTCATCTCCACCAACATTTTCTATTTTAATATTTATTTCAGTAACTTTGTCTACGGATTTCTCCATGTATTACTAAAAACTTAGATAAGTATAATTTATTTTAAACCAACAAAACCAACAACCCAAAAACGAACAAAACCAACAACCCAAAAACGAACAAAACCAACAACTCTAAAAAACTATCAAAAGAAAATAATATGTTTTCTTAAATTACTAATTAAAAACTTTTACAAATTTATATATATTATGCCTTCATTTAAGCCTAAAGCAACAAAAAAAATAAAGATTAGTAAAAAGAATTCCACAACATTAGATGGAAAACATAAAGAGTTTGTCAATGAATTTCATAAAGATGAATTAGATAGCATTCCTAAATTAAAGATGGAGAGAGAAAATATCAAACAAATTCTTGAAAATAATGTGATTGAAAAAACACTCACCATAGAACAAGAATTAGACCATAAAGACCGATTAAATGAAATTAAAGATTCAATTAAATCTTTAAAACTTAAAAAAAAGGAATATTTTTTGGATAATTCACAATTTATTTTTGATTATTTTGAAAATAAAAAAAATATTTCTAATAATGAACCGAAAAATACATCCACCTCAAAAAATAAACTACTGGATAATTTTTTCAAAATTAAATCTGAAAATGTCCAAAATGTTATTGAAAATAAAAACAATAATATTTTTCAAAAATATTTGAGTAATATCGATGAATCTTTTTTAGATGTGAATTCGTTCATAAGACCCGCCGATATTTGTAAATCATGTTACAAGGGCGAATTGATTCCTATGGATGATGAAGGCGTATTAATTTGTAATGTGTGTTCTACAAATGTCAAGTATTTAATTGAGAATGAAAAACCATCTTATAAAGAGCCGCCCAAAGAAGTCTGTTTTTATGCTTATAAAAAAATAAATCATTTCAAAGAAATATTAGCACAATTCCAGGGTAAAGAAACGACACAAATTCCTGTCGACGTCGTAGAAAGTTTAAAACAACAAATTAAAAAAGAACGTGTTGATATAAATAATATAACATATTACAAAGTAAAAGAATTATTGAAAAAATTGGGGTATAATAAATACTACGAACATATCAATTTTATTAAAGATAAATTAGGGTTTAAACCGCCCATTATATCACAGGATTTGGAAGAAACCTTATGTAATTTTTTCATGGAAATTCAATATCCTTATGCGAAACATTGTCCTGATTATCGTGTTAATTTCCTACATTACTATTATGTTTTATACAAACTATTTGAGCTTTTGGGCGAAACACATTATTTGCCAGAGATTCCAATGTTGAAAGATAGAGAGAAATTGATAGAGCAAGATACTATTTGGAAAAAAATATGCGAAGAATTAGATTGGGAATTTTTGGCTACCATATAATTATGGTATGGTATGGTATCATATTGATATAAATATTTCACATTATTTACATCAATTTATTAGAGGGTGAAGAGATTAGAGAAATTTAGAGCCCTCCTGGAAATCCCACTAAATTCGCGCCAATTCCAAATCCAGCACCTGAACGGGCCGTCCCACCCATCGCCGGAATATATGTATCCAAAATGGCGAAAGTTGCCGCTGCAGTTAAAGCAATCAAACCAATTTCCTCAATATTCAACGAACGCTTTGGAATGGCATATGCCGCAATGGCGACCATTAAACCTTCCACCAAATACTTAATAACACGCTTGACTAATTCTACAATATCGAACATTATTATATATTAAACAAATAGAAAAAATAAAAATATATTATTGATTAATAAACTTAAAAGTAAATTTTAATTAAATAAAAATGAGTCAGTCAAAAGAACAAAAGCCTAAATCTTCGGGTAATGGCGTTGAAAGAAAGTTGAAGGCTAATGGAACACCTAATCCCAAATATGTGGATTTGCTAGAAGAAGATAGACCTATTGCCGGGCAGAAATTCGTGTGTGTTTCATTTGTTTCCCCTGAAAAGATTGTTAAGCAAAAGGAATTATTTTTCTTTGAGGAGTTCCTAAAGAAGTGGGAATTTTCAAAGAGTATGGAGAAATTTGTTCAATTTTTGAGTTTTATTTCGTTGAAGTATAAGTTGTCTCTTGACGATATTACTAAAGATTACCAGGATTTTATTAAGGATGAACAAGAAATGATTTCTAAAAGTAGTTTGGACGACGAATATAAGACATTTTTGGATAAGAATGAGGAAGAGTTGGAGAACGCATTCAATGTCAAGTATAATTTCCAAACGTCTACCCGTGGTCTAAAGGTCAGAGGTGTTTACCCGACCATAGAGGAGGCGGAGTTGAGATGTAAGATGTTGAGAGAATTGGACCCTAATCATGATGTGTTTGTCGGACCTATTGGATTGTGGATGCCTTGGGATCCAGAGGCTTACAAGACTGGCCGCGTAGAATACATCGAGGATGAATTGAATCAACTTATGCACGAGAAGACCAAGAATGAAACTTTTGCCAAGAACGCGTTTGACCAGCGTGTCAAGGAGACGAAGAAGAAGGCAATTGATGAGAATATTAAATTGGCGGAAAAGACGGGCGCCTCGTTGACTCAGAATATCGATGAACAAGGAAACTTGGTGGGAGTTGGGCGTATGAACACGCAAGAGACCGCGCTTCTTGGAGTTGGCGGCGGCGGCGGTGATGGTGATAAGGATAATGGGACCATTTCAGCAGCAGATATTCGCGCCGAATTGTTCGATGGTGATAATATCGTGGTTGGTAAGACGGATAATGGACAGAGTGAATTGATTAGCGGACCTTTTGCTAATAAAAATAAAGCAGGCCGAGACTGAATGTGATGAGATTGGCTTACATAAGCACATAATCCGTCTGAATTATAACCAGAAAGTCTTGCGGATTGATTGCTCGTGACCATACATACCTGGTTTCGAATAAAAATAATGCCATACTTAACGCAACGGGAAATGACTAATATAATTAGTCATTCCACCTTAATGGATTTGTTTATGGTTCATTCATATTTGTAAATATTAATCGATTATTTTGTATAAATGTATTTACTACTCCGCCATCGACGTTATATTGCGCATGTCTTAATAAAAATGATCTTACTAAATTTATTTTGTTGGATTCATTAATATTCACGTTCTGTATTATTGCTTGTAAGGCAGCATTGTGATTAATTCTAATAAAGACATCGCTCATATCTGATACTAGCAATTCAATTAACGCTATATTGCCAGTAGCACACGCCCAACTTAGAGCTGTACTGCCATTGATGGTTCGAAGATTAGGATTAGCACCTTTTATTAATAATTCGCGAACTATTTCTACCTTGTTTTGTATACATGCGTACATTAAAGCTGTATAGCCATCGTTGTTTTGAATATTAGGATTAGCTCCCGCCTGTAATAATTCGCGAAATATTCCTACCTTATCGTCTCCAAAAGACGCGAATATTAAAGCTGTATCGCCATCGTTGTTTTTAAAATTAGGATCAACTCTCGCCTGTAATAATTCGTGAACTATTCCTAGCCTGTTTTGTATACACGCGAGAATTAAAGCTGTATAGACATTGTTGATTTGAAGATTAGGATCAACTCCTTCCGCCTGTAATAATTCGCGAACTATTTCTACATTGTTTTGTGAACACGCGTACATTAAAGCTGTATAGCCATTGTTGTCTTGAATATTAGGATCAACTCCTCCCGCCTGTAATAATTCGCGAACTATTTCTACATTGTTTTGTATACACGCGAGAATTAAAGCTGTATAGCCTCCGTTGTCTCGAATATTAGGATCAACTCCTTCCATCTGTAATAAATCGTGAACTATTTCTACCTTGTTTTGTGAACACGCGATCATTAAAGCTGTATCGCCATTGTTGTTTCGAAATTTATGATCAACTCCTTCCTTTAATAATTCGCGAACTATTCCTACCCTGTTTTGTAAACACGCGAACATTAAAGCTGTATTGCCTTCGTTGTCTCGAATATTAGGATCAACTCCTTTCGCCTGTAATAATTCGTGAACTATTTCTACCTTGTTTCGTGAACACGCGATCATTAAAGCTGTATCGCCATCGTTGTTTTGAATATTAGGATTAGCTCCTGCCTTTAATAATTTTTTCACTTTTTCTATATTTTCACTCCAACATGCGTTTATTAGATCCTTGTTTAGTTTATTAGAAAGGGATACAATTGTTAATTCAATTCCTGAATCAATTCCTGAATCAATATATGGTGGGCCACCGCCATATTTAACAAACCTTCTACTCTTCCTAGTTTTCCTAATTTTCCTACTTTTCCTAATTTTCCTACTTTTCCTAATTTTCCTACTTTTCTTCCTACACTTTCTACTTTTCCTACTTTGTTTCATTATATAATTGTAAATATAATAATTTAAAACATTATCCATTTACAAACATCTTCAAGAAAATCCGCAGGATTTCTCGTGACCATACATACCTGGTCTTGAATAAAAATAATTACTATAATGAATAATTACTATAATGAATAATAATTATTTGATAGCAATATAATAATAATCGCCGAATACTACCTTGTTCTTTATACTAAGACTCATTTTTGAAGCGCACATATGTTCATATTGCGCCGCCTTTGCGATGGTATCCCAGACTCCCAAAACATGGTCAGTTTCTACTTCTCTCTTTTCCACTCTTTTTCCAGTAGATGATGTTCTTTTATGTTTATGTTCATCGCTTTTCAATGATATTCCATAATAACCTTCATTTGAACCTTTATCTGTCCACACTACCGCCTTCAAAACATATTCGCAAGAATTTAAATACTCTTTAATTTCTTTCATATCATTATCACTCATATCTATACTTACACTCTTTTTCCATCGTTGATATTCCTCTAATAATGTCGAATTCAATATTTTTCCATTCGGTGAAAATCGGCATACTTGGAATATAAATGTCTCTGGATTATTCGCCACCAACTTTTTCTTATATACAATATCAATAAGTTTAACACCAATATATCCATGAACTACTTGATCTTTATCTTGCTTTGAAATTCTTGCTGGTTTGAATCTAGTATCCAAATAATGTTTCAGTGCATGGAATGTTTCCTTCTTAGGTTTTGTTTTACTCCAAATACGAAATTGACCTTCCATATTTACAGACGATTCTTCAACATCTGAACGGACTATACACATTGTTTCAATAAATTCGTTGAATTTACTCACCATTTCATTATCATAAAATAAAAGCGGGGATGGGATGATGCTTACTGCCGTTGCCGCAGCAGGGGTCAATGACGCCATTTGCGTCTCAATATTTACCGCATCAATAGTAGATTTTTGTTTTTCTATTATTTCTCTCATTTCGTTCATTTCCAAAGTCAATTTTGTGATTGTTGTTTTATCCTTTTCAATCTCTTCCTTTAATTCTTTATTTTCATTCTCTAGCATTTCGTTCTGTTGCATCAATTTATTGAAATTATCAATGCTATATGTTTTCGAATGAATAATATCTTTAATATGCTTAGACAATCTTTCAATAGTAAAATTCGTGCTGTCATACGCAATTATTTCCGTTTTGTTTTTCCCATTAACTTCAATATTACGAATCTGTCTTTTGATTTTTGGATAAGTCTTAATCAGATTTTCTATTTCCACTTTATTCTGAACTCTAAAAGCGGCAGTCAGAATAAAATTGTTATATTTTTTATGATGGTCCAACACTCTTGTAGAGAGATCATTTGTATGTCCGAATTTGATTAATTTTTCGCCCGCTTCATTTGTATTATCAATAGTTCCAAAATAGATACATTCTGTATTCAAAGGAAATTGCGCAATCGTTGCTTGTTCTACTGCTCTTTGCTTTTCTTTTTTCGTATTAATGATGGTATTTTCTTTTTCCAAAATGATATTATCTTTTTGTTCCAACTGAAGTCTTAATTCGTCGGTTTCTTCTTCCACAATTTGATGCATAACTTCTTCCATTTTCATATAATACTCGTGGATTTCTCCGGCTTTCTTTGTCTGTGCTTTCAAACACAATGATTTGAAACATTTGATAGTTAGCATGATAGTTTGCTTATTTTGACCGCCCCATTTTTCATCTTGCTTAATAACATTATTAAGCGAGATTTTGTGATTAACCAAATTGGTAAGCACCGATGCTTGGTCAAGATTTTCTTGGTCTAAACTTGCTTTGGAATCGCCCAAAGCGGGTTTGTAATCTATGTCAATCTTAAAATGTTTTTCTAATAATAATTTGGCCATTTGTTTAGTAGAAAATCCCAACCATTTCCATATATTATCTAAATCTACAACAAAATCTAAATTTTTATCGTAGTTTAAGTAGCAATAAAAACTACTTACAAATAATTGTTGTTCAAAACTTGTAAAATTATCCTTTATTTTAATCAATAATTTATTATTGTATACATTTGACAGCCTTGAGATGGGATTCTTCTCAATAAGTTCGACGATGTTCAGTTCTTGCATCTTATTATATGTATAAGAGGATACTCTTTAAGTTGTTGTTCTTGATTATATATTATAAAAGCGAGTTTTGTAAAAGCAAATTCATATATTAAAAGCGTTTTGATCGACATTTTTACCATTTAGTCTTTTTGACGTTGATTTTGACTCCTTGGCCTCGTTTTTTGATGTTGTTAGGGTCATATTTCTCTTCTTCTTCATCCGAATGTATATCTTTTGACAATTCCCAGAATTCTTTTGACCCTAATTTGAAGTCATTATGGTTATCTGCCTTATACCAAAACACCTGGTCTGTTATTTTATTCGATTTTGCGGTATTATTTATGACTAAACACTCAAAATTCTCGGTACATTGGTCCATCACCTGACAAAAGGACTCAAATGTGGGGAACATTCCCGCATAATTTTCATAGATGCGTTTTCGATTTGTAATATATGGTTCTCTTAAAATAAAAACGTAGTCGATATTCGTGCGGAGATTTGGTGGAATGCCTAAAGGATATTGCATTGTGATGATTAACATGATCTTCCAATGACGTCCATTCATAAAGAGGAGTCGCATTAGTTTATCTTTAGACCATGATGAGTCATATAAACAATCGTCTAAAATGACAAAAGTGCGCGGGTCTATTGTACTTCTTTTAAAAGCTTCTTGTTCCTTTTTTATTTGTCTTAAGACCGATTTTTGTCGCTTTAAAATATTCTCGATGATTGCTATATTGTATTCATGATGAATAAATAATTTGGGAACTAATTTGCCATAAAATCCATTTCCCTCCTCTGTGCCCGCAATTACTACGCCAATTGGAATATCCTGATGATAATAGAGCATATCTTTTACTAAATAACTTTTACCGGTTCCCCTTTTACCCACTAGCACTATAACTGGACCGGTTGATTCGCTAGGCTTAAAGCTAATAGTTTTCATATCAAATTTTTTTAATTCGAGACTCATAAAAAATATATTATATATATATTTTTTTATATTATTAATAATTAATACGCAAAATTATTACACTAAATTCTGGTCATAGAACAATTCAATAATTTCAATCGTTTTATCTGTTTTATGTTCTAAAATTAGCCAATATTCAATTTGTTTTTTTAAACTTTCTAAACGACTATTCCAATCTTTTTTATTTACTATTTTAGAAATTCCGGTTTCTTTTGTAATACCCCAGCAAGATTTAACTTTATGATTATTCTCATCAAGATAATCGTCAGGATTAACACGTATAAATATAATAGGTCTATGACCTACATCTTGGGATAATTCCATCAATCTTTTATTTTCACACGAACAATTATATTTTTGATGTTGATTTTCATCAATTTCAACTATTATTACTTGATATCCTAAATCCAATAATAAATCTGGACGTTTTTTAGAACATCCATTATCAATTTTCTTATCGGTAACCCAATCCATAGAAGGGAAAGTATTTACAATATGTTCAACAACAGCAATTTCTTTTGTCTTATAATTTCTAGCAACGGGCTTATCAGGATAGATATTTATATAACATCGCAAACAATACCCTTCAAATTTTTCTTGAACTCTAATATCGCAAAATAAAGTTTTACATTTGGTATGATTAACATCTATCATATCATTAGTTTTACATTTAACGCAATATTTAGCCTTTAACCCTTCGTAATTATATGTAGGTTGGACACTATTACAAAAGCATAATTTATTACAAACATCTATCATCCCACCAGTCTTACATTTAGAGCAAAATTCTGCTTTCAATCCTACAAAATTAAAAGTTGGTTGAAATTTATTACATGATATACATAATGGATGTATCAAATCTATCATTCCTTCAGTTTTACATTTTGAACAAAACTTTGGTCTTAACCCTTCAAAATTAAAATTTGGAACAACGCCACATCCACATTTTGGCGATTTCACATTTACCATTCCATCTAATTTACAAGTTCCGCAATATTTTCCTCTCAATCCTTCAAAATTAAAACAAGGACTTGTATTTTTAGCACAAACGCAACGTTTATCTTCTACATTTATCATTCCATCTAATTTACAAGAATTACAAAAATCACCCTTTAATCCCTCAAAATTAAAGCAAGGGCGTTTACCACATTTACACAATTTTCTATTTGGTTGAACCATATTTTCAGATTTACAAGAACTACAAAATCTTGCCGACAATCCTTCCAAATTCCATCTAGGTTGTGATTTACCACAATAACATTTTTTATTTATTACGTCTATCATATCTGCATCCTTATGCTGTTTACAAAATTTAGCCTTTTCATCACAATACAATCCAAATATCGCCTTTTTCTTACACTCTTTATTTCCGCAAATAGTCATAACCAGTTATGAATATATCTACTGCGATTTTTTAGTTCAATTTTTTAGTATTAAGAAGAAATAAGAAAACAATAAGAAAACAATAAGTTTAAATTAACTAATATTAATATAATTATTCAAATATAAATAATGTTATCCGATTTAAAAATCAATTATGAAAAAAGAAAGAATACCGACTTATTCGCAACATTTGAATCACCAGATTTAACAAATATCTCTCAAATTCAAAATTATATTCCAATTTATAACCGATTTTTTTCATTAAACGAAACAAATTACAATTCCATTAACTTAAATCATAAATGGCATATAACCAGTGTTTTAGAACCAAACGAAGAGAACAAGAATTTATTCAAATGTAATGTGAAGAATATATCACCATCAAGCAATAATAAACCAAAAAAGAAAAATGTATTTTTCAAAATGGCACCGCTTTTGGACCCATTTAAATTCCTAGTAGGAAAATATGATATTACGGATAAACGATTGTTTCAATTACCTCAAATCAATTCACCGACAACATCATTACACGCCAAATTTACAGACCCGAATAATTCGGCGTATATAGATGGTCTTTTTTCATTTCTAACTAGTATGTTGATACATAACTACCAATTTACACATGGTGTCGATTATTATGGCTCATTTTTAGGAATAAAAAAAGATTTCAAATTGAACGTTATAGATGATTTGGACTATTTATGTAAATCCGATTTTTTCAATAAAAACAAGAATGTATTATTTCAAGTAGAAGAGTATGAGCATTTGTTAGACGAAGATGAGTATGATGAAAATGGTAGCACCTCGGGTGAAAATAAACCAAAACAATTAGTTCATCTCAAAATAGACCACACAACAAGTAATAAATCGATTTCATCTATAAAATCGATAGATGACGAATTATTTGACAATATATTTGTTGAAACACAGGTCCATTTAACATTGGACGATTTAAAAGATTGCTCAATGGATTTAGTGGATATAACAAATTCTACAGATACAACAGATAATAAAACAACGACAATAAAGTCAGGCTCAACATGTTCATCAAGAACATCTCATACTTCAACCGGTTCTGAAAATAAGGATGAAGAGAGAAATAAAAAGGATGATGAAGATAACAATGGCGATAATGATAAAGACAGCGATAAAGACAGCGATAAAGACAACGATAAAGATAAAGATAAAGATAAAGACAACGATGATGAATCACATTGGACAGATGAAGATGAAGATGAGGATGACCATGACGAAAGTGATTTTGAGGAAGAACGAGTAGACGCTACTTTGAAAGAATTCCCAGTTCAAATTATTTGTATGGAATATTGCGAAAACACATTTGATTCTCTTATTATGAACGAAGATTTATCGGATGAAGAATGGTTTTCGGCATTTATGCAAATAATTATGATATTAATCACATATCAAAAAGCCTTTTCATTTACACATAACGATTTACATACAAATAACGTGATGTATAATACGACAGATGTTGAATTCCTTTATTATTGTTATAAAAAGAAGTATTATAAAGTGCCAACATTTGGTCGTATATACAAAATCATCGATTTTGGTAGAGGCATTTACAAATACGACGGAAAAACATTTTGTAGTGATAGTTTCCAAGCGGGATCGGACGCGGCATCTCAATATAATACAGAGCCCTATTTTAATGATAAGAAACCGAGATTAGAACCGAATAATAGTTTCGATTTGTGCCGATTAGCATGTTCTATTTTCGATTATGTCATTGACGATTTGAACGATGTTTCAAATACGAGTGAACGCGATCCTGTAGCAAAATTGGTTATGGAATGGTGTTTAGATGACAATGGACTGAATATTTTGTATAAAAATACGGGTATTGAACGCTACCCTGATTTCAAATTATATAAGATGATAGCTAGATGCGTTCATAAACATACGCCGCAAAATCAATTGGAAAGACCAGAATTCAAATCTTATATTACAAATAAAAATAGTATTTCAAAAACAGACCAAGTAATAAATATTGATAATATTCCCAGTTTTACGGCTTCTATAGAAAGTGTATAATTACACTACTTTTTCTCTCTGTGATTCAATAATAAAAGTCAAATAAAATGAAAATATTGGAAAATCAACTAAAAATAGAGAATATAAATATAGTTTGTAAAATAAAAAAGTTAAAAAGATGGTGATAAATTAACAAAATATGCCGAATGATTGTTGGAATAATTTAACTATAACTAGTCATAACGACCCGGATGAATTAGATAACTTAATACAAAATGAATTCAAACATTTAGACCAAAATGGTGAATATGTATATAATGAAACAATTGAGCCGATTGTTAGGGGTAGAAGAGGAATAAGAGTAATACTGACAACATCATGGAGTCCAGATTTTGAATGGTTAGAAGGATTATTGACAAAATATCCTTCATGTTGGATAAAGAATGAATGGTCAGAAGAAGGGGGATTTGCCGGTGTATGGGTAGGCTGTATAAATGGTAATGAGAAAGAGATAAAACATTTAGAATGGGATGATATATGTATTGAAGGAAAACATGAATATTTTTACAATAATCGCAATAATGAAGAATTAGACGAGGAACATAAATGAGGAAAAAAAGAATAAGGAAAACATAAATAAGGAAAATTCATAAAATTAAAATAAAGTCATTTTATACTATAAAAATAAAATGACTTTTGGATTTATATTAACACGTCATGTAAATTCCGAATTAACGAATAAATATTGGAACGAATGTGTAAAGTGTATTAGACGATTTTATCCAAACGAAAAAATAATAGTAATCGACGATAATAGTAAACAAGAATTTATAAAAGCCGATTTTGAATATAATAATGTAGAGATAGTTCAGTCAGAATTTCCACAAAGAGGTGAATTATTACCCTATTATTATTTTCATAAATTTCATTATTTCGACAATGCGGTAATATTACACGATAGTGTATTTATTCATAAAAAAATAGCTTTTGAATTATTAGAAAAATCGCATATAAACGTATTTCCACTATGGCACTTCGAAAAGTATAAAGGTCATAACCCAAATAACACGAAAAGAATTGCGTCTTATTTGAAAAATAATAGAATTGTTTTAAACAAAATTAATAATGAACAAGCGTCTTCATTAAATTTCAATTTTGTATCATCGTCTAATTGGAATGGATGTTTTGGATGTCAATCATTTATTAATTATAATTTCCTGAATTTATTACAAAATAAATATAATTTATTTGGATTATTGAACGCAGTAAGAAATAGAGATGATCGGTGTTGTCTTGAACGTATAATGGGACTACTTTTTCATTTAGAATATCCACAAATAACAAAAAAGGGTTCAATATTAGGATCTATTATAAAACATAATAAATGGTGGTATACTTTTAATAATTATATGAGTGATAAACAAGCGAGAAAATTAACAAATCCTGTAATTAAAGTATTTAGTGGTAGGTAATTTGTGAACGCATCATTTCGCTATTTATTTTCTTTTTTTCATCTTTTTTGTCCTTCTACCTTTTGTCTTTCTACCTTTTGTCTTTCTACCTTTTGTCTTTCTACCTTTTGTCCTTCTACCTTTTGTCTTTCTACCTTTTGTCATTCTACCTTTTGCGGAATCTGCCGATGCAGATGATGTTATAGTTTCTTGTTGATCGGCTACAATTTCTTCAATAATATCATTTACATTTTCATCAGTTAAATCGCGATTATTAAATTCATCTCTGCGATCACCAATATCTCTAAAAAAATATTGTACACGATCCTTTTGACGATCAGTTAAAGCATTAAATGATGCCTCATCAAAATATACTTCATTTGCTGGATAAGTGTCAATCTCTTTGAAAAAACGCGACCCCTTCATAAGTTTTGGAGTATTAGACCAGCCATATGTTTCCTTATTACGTGTAAATAATTCTGAAATAGTAATATTATTAGCAGCATCTATACTTAAATATTTAACAATAATATACGCACCACCTCGTGGATTTCTACGACTTTGTGAAAAAACTAAATAATTATTTCCAGGAACCAAACTTTTGGGGTCAACCTCTGGAAAATATTCTATCATTTCATTAAATGGAATCAAAGGTTTTTTGGGTGTTCCTCTCACAAATTGAATACCTCCATCGGTAAATGGATTTTTTGTCGGGTTACTCATTATATATAATATTATATATAAATAATATTATAAATATTCAAGGGGGTGTATTCAAGGGTTGTATTCAAGGGTGTTTTGTTGCTTCTAAAATCCAGGATTATCGGTAAAAACAGCAGGATTTGACACCACCTCACCAGCTTCTTGTAGCATAGAAGGAGATATTTGGTCTATAATAAAATTTCCAGCAATGACACTAAAATATACAAAAAGAGTATCTCTAATCAATAATTTCAACGGCTTACTTTCTTTATCTATAACTCTCATTTCGATAAATTTAACTATGAAGAAAATGACAGCTATAATTCCAGCATTAACAAATATAGAAGACATTTTACATATAGTAGAATATTCTTATTTATAATTTTACGCGGAATAGAATATAAAGTATTTGTCATATTGTATTATTATGACTAAAGCAGAAGCTTGTAGATTAAGGAAATTAGCGATAGCACATCTGAATACTAGCAAAGTGCAGTCCATAAAAAAACAACTATGTGAAATTTTTATAGACAGAAAACAAAAGAAAGATTGTATGACCGCGTTTGATAAAAGTTTTGTAAAATCATTTATCCATTGTCAAAAACTAAATAACTCACTCTAAAACTTCAACATCTAATACTAAATCAGGCATTAAATTAATTTCAGGAGAATCAAATTCTTGAATATCTAAACTATCCAAATTAATATTTTGTTCAGAAATATTTAATCGGATACTTGAATTATCAGAATCATCATTATCAGATTCTAATTTTCGTTGTGCGTTTCTAAAAGCACTAATTTCATCTAATCGTTCGATTGATTTTGGAGCATCGACCTGCTGTTCCACATTATATTCGTCTCTCATCATATCCACATTGTTAAACGATAATTTAGTAGAAGATGGTTCAGGTTCTAATACAGGCATCGGATCAGGCTCTTGTTGTTGTTGTTCGGCAATGATATGAGGCGCAGCAGCAGAGGCAGTAACGACTTCTGCTTTATTACCAGACCCCGCGATAGGTTCATCTATAACTTGCTCCTTAATCTCTTCAATAACATCCTCTTCCACAGATTCGTCCATATATGCTCTTAATATTGATTCAACCGGTATACTATCTCTGACCGAATTCAAAATACATTCTTGAATAATCACTTCTAATTCACGATGATTTTTCTGAATTTGTAATGGCGCAATATTTATCTCAAACAAATAAACATTCTTGTATATTTTTCTAGCCACATTAATATACACCTTATGAATAAAATCGTCCAACTTGGGGATATTGATATCAATCTTCTTTTGTTTTTGACCGGCACGCATAGCGGTCAACAATTTCAATTGAATAATATGAACACAAGTAATCAAATCTTCTAAATATTCACATCCGCTTTTTTCAATAATTCGTTTTCGCTCAATTTCAATAATATTCGCATTCCATTTCGGAATTCGGCTAATAAAATTTTGAAATGTCATCAAATACTTATCCATTTCATTATTTTCCTTACACAATTTGAAAGCCTCGTCGAATATGGATTTCAACCCTTCGGTAATAAGCGGCGTTAAAATAATAAGCAATCTGCTTCCCCATTCGTTTTTAGATTCGTGTAAAGATCCAGTTACAAAATCATCCATTTTACATAAACGAAATATTTTCTAAACTAGTATCTAAACTTAAAAATAAAAAATTCAAAATAAACATAATTAATAAAGTTTCATTTCTAAATTCTTTTTTAATTTTATTAAAGGCGAATAACAATTCATATCTTTTACAATCTTTCAAGTGTGTAAATAGACTAGGATTTTCTAATAATTGTATAATATCCATTCCGCTATATCCTTTTTCATATAATTTGGTGGAAAAAGAGAGAAGTTCGCAGTCCTTGATTTCAGGTGTAGCATTCATTGTTTTAAATAAATTCTTTTTCAACCAGTCCATTCGCGTATGTTTAACATCTTTTAATTTAAATGTTTCTGCCAAGTTATGTTTATATAAATTGATAGTTTCACCACCATTTAGTATCGGTTCAGGCACATATATTTCACAAAAACGGGATAATATCGGTTTCAATAATTTATATTTATCTTCCACAATAATAAAAAATCGCGTATTATGCGAAAACAATTCAATACATCTACGTAGAGCAGATTGCGCGTCAGTAGTCAACTTATCAGCATTCAATAATACAATACTTTTGAAAATATCGCCGCCATTGGAATTGATATGTGTTTTCGCAAAAAACTTCAATTCTTCACGAATAAATTTGATTCCTTTCCCGTGTGCACAATTAACATACATGACAAACGCCTTCGTTCTCTCTTTATCGTTATTATAAATCATATTAATAAATTTATTAACGATAGTTCTTTTTCCACTTCCTGATTGTCCGTGAAATATAATATTGGGGATTTTGTGTATTTTATAAAAGTAATTTAATTTTTCCATGATAGGTTCATGGATTGTAAGGGACATTTATTGATATAAATATTCAGTTTTTTTTATATCAATATTGAACGAGATAGTTTATTTTTATACGGAATTAGTTAAACTATGCGTATATGGGTTGGATCTAAAAGCATCAAGAATAGAGGGTTCAATACGCGTACAAGCAATGTTTTGTAATTGTTGAGGAGCAACTATTTTTCCATATTGTTCTTTACCCACAGGAATTTGTCCATTTACATTAGGACCAGGCGCCCATTGACGTGTATTATTTCTATCACTATCAATTCTAGCAACATTCACATTCATTTGTTGATTGAATATTTGCATGTTACCCTGGTTGGTTCTACTTACCACCGTCTGCTCCTTAATTTCATTATTATATTGGTTATACGCAGCGTCATAATTCATTTTACCATATCTCGCAGCATCACCACCTGCGTTTCCAATCGTAGAACAATTCGTGCTGTCTCGCTGATTAGTAATTGCCTGTTGTTCCGCAGTCATATACCCGCCTCCTTCTAATTGATTGCCTACATAGAAATTGGGCGAATATAATGTTGTCTGCTTAATTGTTGTGCTTAGAACATCATTCGGGTTATTCACATAATTTTGACACGAATAATTAACTGCGTCGCCATAAACGCGAATATTAGAACCATGTTCTTCTTTCCTGGAAGGTCTTAATATATCCATTAATGGCGCAATGACGGCACCGATAGCACCGCTAAATCCACTTCTAAAGCTATCCGGTTGTCTTAATGTGGCTCGGTTATTCGTATAATTAGTATGACTTTTATGTGCGTTATCCTTATCCGTATGAGGACCACGATTAGATGCGCCACTATGCCCGACATCATTTGCTGCCAATTCGGGACGTTTAGATTGTTCGAAATTCTGAGGCGCATATCCCGCATTTGTTTCATTAGGTGCAGCCACCCCCGCATAAGACTGCGATGTTACCGCACGTGTAGTCGGGCGGTCTTCTTGTATTGAACGGAGCATATTCCCCTTCTCTTGTCCTGTAGTAGTTAACCATCGGTCCTGTGTTTGAATAAAAAAGGTGTCCGGATGGTATTTCTCTACTTTTCCAATTTTGCCTACATTTTGAACATGGGAATAAGAGGGTCCTTCATGATTCTCTAAACTATATTCTAATTTGGGATTTGTCGCCACTCTCAATTCGTCTACTGTTTTAGGTAGCCATACATTTCTGGCTTCCATTCCGGCATTATAACCATCACTGCCCGCGGCCGTATATCCTTTATCTAAACCTGGACCTACATGAATGGATTCAAAAGGTTTGACATTATTATTAACCATGCCGGGGTTAACACGAGACTGATAGAAATCGCTCATATTAGGTGCTCCATTAGCCCACTGCATGTGTTCTTGTGGTTTGAATAATGGTGCTTGTTCTATTTTTTTAATAACTTGTGAACCAGAACCAACCATATTATCTAAAATCGTCTCTGCCATATTTTCGCCGTAAACCTGTCCCTTAATCTTGCCTCCGTAAAAGGGAACCATATTATTGTGTTCAAAATTGCTAGTGTCTATATAATTTCCGGTCAATGAATACATTTCTTGGATATTATCGCTCACTTTTCCCCCGGCATTCTCTCTCTTTTCATAAGCATTTTGATTAAAATATTTGTCGGATGCGCGATTTGGGTTGGGATAATTATTAGTAGTATCAACTAATTCTTTAATATTTGTGACGGGGTAATTTTGCGGAGGAATATGCGTATTTGGTAAATAATTCTGGTTCTGTCTTAAATTCGCAAAATTTTCTTTTTTACTATTGCTATTATTTTTACTAGAATGCGTGTTTTTAGAAGAAGCAGATTGATTACTTATTACAAATGCTCCTGCTAATGCGACTAAAGGTATTGCTATTTCCATATAGTTAGTTATATATATTAAGTATTATATTTTTTCAATACAATACTTATTTTACTTATTTTACTTATTTTACTATAGTCTAATTCATTCATATCTACGCCTTTGCGCGTATAATTCTTTTTGATCGAACCGCTTCGCACGAATTGTCGGTAGTACATGTTTCAGTTCCACCAATATATTTACCCTTTACTTGAGTTACGGGTAAAGGTAAAGAATTGGACGGGTTTATATAAACACATGGCACCTTCGCAACAAAATAATCTTTTTCTAAAAGTCGTGTGCTTAAATTATTCTCAAAAGGAAAGCATGTATTTTCTTGTGGATTCAATGGAAGATAATACCAATCGACCTGTTCTAAATCACGGGCAGTCCATGCGGGCATAATAGTTCGCGATTCTTCAGTATACAATGTTTTATTTGTGGGGTATTGAATAGGCGTGGTTGGAACATTGAATCGTTGGTATTGGTCTTTTCCTAAACAATCTTTGCTAAGAGGTCTATTGACTCCTCGCAATTCGCTTTCCAAATTAACACTATTAGTCATCAAGTTTCCACCCCACGTTTGAATTCTAATTTGAGGATTTGCGATATATGATGGTGTGTCACCATTACCTGGAACATTTAGTACCCATCTACCAGGGTCGGTAGATTGTTGTAGTTGTTTTTGTATTCTACACGGATCATCGTGAAATCTGGTAAAAGCCATGTTTATACTATTATTAGCAAATATTATTTTATTATACACAAAAATGTATGTATCATAAAATGTATTGTAAAAATTAAGGCACAGGAAATGGGCGTTGATTTTTCTGAACTACTAATGGCTCAGGTATTAATACGGGTGCTTTTTCAAAGAAATTCGCCGTTTCCAACGTTTTATATTCCGGCGTAAATGGTTTTTGAGGCGTGACCAAATTAGTAGAATTAATGCCTAATAAATAAGATTCAATTTGAACAGCATTATGTGATAATTGATTCCACGGAATCTGACCGGGATTGACACCATTTCCAGGGAGACGAGTATCATAAGCAGCACCATATTGTGAATTAGGATATAATGTATAATTCTCGTTTTGCTTGTATTGTTTTTGCTCTAAATAGTAGTTACCAGGTGTATTAATATTTTGAGTCGACGCCATATTATTATTATGTGATAATATAATAAAAATAACAAAAAAACAAAAAAACAAAAAACAAAAAAACAAAAAACAAAAATAACAAATCATTTTGTAACAGCGATTTTGAGAGTATTCATATTTTCTTCAGAAATATTTCCCGTTTCTAAAAAATCACATATACATCTATGTGTCAAAAACATAAAATTATATGAAAATAATGCTGTGAACCCAACATCTAAATCTTCGCTTAAAAAATGACTTGCGACTATTCTCATACATTCTTTCAATTCATCATGTAACGATAATTTCAAGAATATTTCCGAAATGACCCCATCAATAACTGAAGAATCAAATTCTTTACAGCCAAATATTTGTAGTAATTCTGTCTTGTATAAATAGTCAGACATATCTTCTAAATCTTCACAATCTTCTAAGTTTAATTTACTTTTTTCTATAGTATTGGTGAGAGAAGGGTCGTAGTAATTATAGGTACAAATGAATTTTGAATTATATGACATTGTCTATACATCGATAAATAATTTTAAGTATTTATCTATGTTAAATCTAATTTGATTTTTTCTTATTGTTTTTCTTATTGTTTTTTCTGGTTATTATAATATTCCCTGTCTCTCGTCAATTCGCGAGATGGAACACCTCCACGAATCCATCCTTCAGAAGCAACACTCTCGACACAATATGCCGGATTGGTTAATCTACTTTGAATATTAGGTAATAAAATCGAGTTTTGATATTTTAAATAACTTTTTTCAGATAAATTATTGACCGATCTTTTATTTGTATTGGCATCTCCTTGTTGAATTTGTGCTTCTAAAATAGGATCCACTGAACCACGCCCTAAAAATGGCACAGTAGCAAAAGGACGTTGAAATAAATCTATACGGCATCTGGGATGTGTTTGAATAGAACCAATTAACAATTTAGAAGAGGCATCAACAACACATCCTCCACTTCCTACACTGCTTGGACCATTATAGTTTATTCCGGGCTGAGTTGTTGCCAAATCAATCGGTTGTTTCATAGAACAATCTTTCGCAAAATAATTTTGAAGTAAATAATTGGAAGCATTAATATTTTGAATAGCGTTTTGGTCCTGATTACAAACATCGTTTCCTATGCGACTCATATTGTCAAAAGTATAATTAGTAACAAATGCCATTTTATATATATAATACATTATTTTTTACTAAAGGAAAAATAATTAGAGTAAATTAGAAATATAAGAGAGATAAGAGAGATAAGAGAGATAAGAGAGATAAGAGAGATAAGAGAGATAAGAGAGATAAGAGAGATAAGAGAGATAAGAGAGATAGATAGACAAACCACCTAAATAAGTAAATATCTCTGATTGTCTTGTAAAAGAGCAAATGGATCTCCTTCTTTCGCGCTGGGCATATTTCCATATAAAAATTGAGAAAATGCGCCCTGATCGCTACACACTTTCGTATTAGGCATACTATAATATGCCCACTGCTGCTGGTCGAATGTAAAATTCTGCCACAAATCTCCGTATAGCTGTTTACTACTATTCTTAATTCCAGGGTTTAACATTTGAACCATTTTTTTAGTTTTGTTATTTATATCTTCATAAACTTCGGTGTTGAAACTTGGCGGAGCAGGCAATCTATCAGGCTCGTCCATAATCTGCGTAAGAAGCACATTACCTAATGGATTTTTTTTACTAGTCTCTTGAAATTCGGATTTCAAGAATGTTTCCAACGTTTCAGGATTAATAATGGTTTGATTATTAGGAACAGCGAGAGAAGAATTATATCCGTTAAATTTTTCCATACTAGTCATTCCTTCTGTCAACATTCCCTTAACTAATTTTTGTTTGCGATTTTTATATAACAATAGTATAGCAATTATAGTAAGAATACCTACAATCAAAATTTTGAAAGACATGGTAAAAATAAATCCTAAAATAGTCATTAAAATAACTAATCTGCTAATTGCGTTTAATTTTTCTTCAGTTGACATTTTTGAAGTGGGCCATAATTGATAAATATATTCTTTATTTAATAGAATAGATGGATCATTTAACCAGAATATATATGATGATGTCATTATATATATAAGATTACTAAATTTTTAAACTTTGAGTAAATAATCATTCTCTAATTTCACTCATTCTTTTTCTCATTCTTTTTCTCATTCAACTTCACTTGTGCTGTTGCTTCACTTGTGCCTACTTCTTCTTCTTTTTCTTCTTATCAGAGTTACTGCTGTTGCCACTTGCTATACCAGAACCTGAATTATTGACACCATTTCTAGGACTACGTTCCACCTTTTCTCCAGTGCTAAATACAGAAATAAGTTGTTCATCCGTAAGTGCTTGAGGATTAGGTTGTTGTTGTTGTTGAGACATCGCAGCAGCCGCAGCATTAGCCATATGCTTCATCTCCATCTTCTTCTTCAATCTTTCCTTCGTTTGAGCCGCCTTCATATTACGATTTAATTGTGCTTCCATAGCATTAACATCCACCTTTGCGTTCTTACCCATATTTGGCATATTCATTCCCATCTTACCTAACATTGCCTGAATATTATCCATTCCAGGCATATTCTTCATCTTATTCATGATTTCACTGGCCTCGGCGAGCAACTCACTTTCCTTAATCTCTCCCGATTTTATTCTAGAATCTAATTTATCACCTACATTTTTAACAAGTCCCATCAACTTCCCAGGATTTTTAAATAAATTCTGTAAAACATCATTCACATTTGTCGCGTCGTCCATATCAATATTTAAATTTTCAGCTGTTTCTTCTGCGATTTCACGAGCCAAATTGCCAAGTTTTCCATCTAACATTCCTGAAATATGTCCCTGAATATCATCCGCAGAGGGCATATTTCCCATATTAAAACTGGGACCTGAACCTCCTACTCCTCCCCCTCCCCCTTCTCCCCCTTCTCCCCCTTCTCCTTCTCCCCCTTCTCTAGCACTAGACCCCGCTTCAAATATCTTCTGCATTTGCGCCATCGTCTCTTCTAACTTCCCCTTAAAATCGTCTTCATTAACCGATTTAAATAATTTCTCAGTATCACCAAAAGCGTCCCGGTTTTTCACACACCCGATAATAGCAATCAATACCAATTGTAAATATTTCCAAATGGTTTCGCGTGTTTTATCGCTAATATCGCATTGCCATAAGTATTTAAAACTAATCCCCGGAAGAAATTCCGTATTAATTTCGCTAGAATCGCTAAATATCTCGTTATTTTGATATAAAATATCGAAAAATCTTTCGGGAAAAACACGTAAACAATGCTTAAATACAGCAACAACTTTCGCATCCCTATCAGCAATGACTGCGGCATTTCTCTCTTCCTCATCCAATATATCAGTAAATTCAGAAGGTTTCCACCATTTATTTATAATTAAATTGTATTCAGGGAATGTATTATTAATATCATCGACAAAATCTTTAATAATTTTGGGGAATTCTTCTGGCATCTTTGGATCAGTTGTTGTTGTAGACATTATATGTTTAATATAAAAATATTTTTTAAATTAAACTCTATGTTATATATTATTTTTACTTTTGTATTACAAAGAATGATAAATGGTAGATAGCTTTTTCAAATTTTGTATATATTTCATTGTCTTAGCTTGGTCTTCAGCACTCATCATCTTAATTGGGTCACGCAAACGATCAATTGCCTCTGATATTTTATCCGAATTATCAGCATTTGCTAAATCGTCACCATAATTTTTATTAACGAAAAAACTAATATCTCCAGCATCGATTTTTTCGTGGTATTTGTCAACTACATAACTTTGCCAAATTTTAATAATCAATTTCGGATTCGCTTTTCTTATCATGATAAATGAATTCTTTGCTGCGGCTAAATCAGCATTATCTGGGAAAACAGATGTAATATCGGTTACAAATTCGATAAAATGATCGTTGAATGCTGCTAATATAGTCGCCTGTTGTGTCGCCATATAATAATTTATAAACATTATTTTTTTAAACCTTTTTACAAATTATTATTTACTTTTTACTAATCACAATCACATTCAACCATTTCATTAATTAAATCATCAAAAGAATGCTCCATTTTCCAACCAAGCAACGTTTTTGCTTTAGTATTATCTCCTAATAATTCATCCACTTCGGCAGGTCGAAAATATTTTTCAGAAATAACAATTAATTCGCGACTAGTAATTTCATCATATCCGACTTCATCTAACCCTTCCCCCTTCCATTTAATTTGAAACCCCTTCTTAGAAAATGCCAATTCAATAAATTCTCTTACGCTATGATACTCATTCGTAGATAATACAAAATCATCCGGCTTCTCTTGTTGAAGCATTAACCACATTCCCTTCACATAATCTTTAGAATGCCCCCAATCACGAAGTGAATTAATATTTCCCAATACAATGTTATCTTGTTTTCCTCGAAGAATATTTCCTAAACCTATAGTAATTTTTCTAGTGACAAATGCGTGTCCCCGGCGCGGACTTTCGTGATTAAAAAGAATGCCTGAACACGCATATAGCCCATAAGATTCACGATAATTTTTAGTAATCCAGTGCGCATATAATTTGGCGACTCCATAAGGCGATCTCGGATAAAATGGTGTCGTTTCACTTTGCGGCACTTCTACCACTTTTCCATACATTTCAGATGTGGACGCTTGATAAAAACGAATTTTTTCTAAAGGAACCCCACAATTGCGAAGCGATTCTAATATGCGTAATGTTCCCAATCCATCAACATCTCCTGTATATTCAGGCATATAAAAGGACACCTTAACATGAGACATGGCACCTAGATTGTAAACTTCCAATACTGATAGGTCATCTAAATAAGTATTTTTAATTTCGTTGAAAATATTCAATAAATTCACGCCATCTGATAAATCGCCATATCGTAATGTAATATCATTAAATATATGGTCAATTCTATTTGTATTAATGCTGGACGACCGACGAATAATTCCCCAAACTTTATATCCTTTTTCTAGTAAAAACTCTGTTAAATAAGAACCATCTTGACCGGTGATTCCTGTTATTAGGGCAACTTTCGGCATTAATTATTATATCAAGTAATTTGTTTAAATGATTTTTTTTTATTTGTTTTTTTGTTTTGATTTGTTTTTGTTTTTTGATTGATTTTGGTTGGGGTTTTTGTCTTATACACGTCGTTGAGTGGATTGTAATGAACTCATATCTTGTTCACGTTGTTTTTGATATTGTTCTAAAGTCATTGAACCCGCAGAACGGCCTTGTCCTTGACTGCCCTGGCCTTGCGCTTCATCGGCTGGTGTGCTGATAGTATCCACATAATCAAGCGTTACATATTGATGCATTTGCCTTAATCCTCCATCCCCTTTTGTATTCATCGATTCAGCATCCATATCTAAAAAACTATATTGATCGGAAGCGATCCCAAAACCTCCGCCCCCACCGCCTAAACTAAATGCCATCGGTTCCATATTATTCTGAGTGGCTTGTTTTGTAACAACTTCTTGTTTGGGTTTAAGATAATTGTAAATACTATCTCCGTAAAGCACATTATAATTATTATTTAATAGAAGAAGTGCAGGAACTTTACTCACATTTTCAGGCATGATAATTTTTTGTCCATTTTCTAAAACTATATAAATTTTCCCCTTTTCATCTTTTGTTCTTTTATCAATACAAATAAAATGTATATCTTTACTAACTTGTGTTTTTGAAAGTGATTGTAACAATTTTTTCGAATGTTCGCAGAAATTACTATAATATAGAATTGAACTCATTATTTTATAAATAGTTTATTGTCTTAATTTTTTAACTCATTTTATTTTTAACTCATTTTATTTTTAACTCATTTTTATATTTTTGTATTTGTAAAAATAAAACAAAAATAAAACAAAAAATTGATTCATTTAAAATATATTAAATGTATAGTATAATATAGACATAATGAATCCACGAGTTGACAACGTTTCTGAAGATAATGATATTCTTAAGTTTACCTTAAGTAATCTAAATGCGAGTCTTGCTAATGCCATTCGTAGAACATTATTATCGGATATTCCAATTGTCGTATTTAGAACTAGTCCCTACGAAGAAAATAAGGCGAATATTATTGCGAATACCTCACGTCTAAACAATGAGATTCTAAAACAACGGCTCAGTTGTATTCCAATTCATATTACAGAATTGGATATGCCCCTACAAAATTATATTATGGAACTCAATGTAGAAAATTTAACCGATACTATTATTTATGTAACCACTGAAGATTTCAAGATTAAAAATGTGACTACCAACGAATATTTATCTGACAATGACACTCGCAAAATATTTCCACCTGGCGATTTGGGGTATTATATCGATTTTGCTAGATTGAGGCCCAAGATTTCAGATGAAATTCCAGGTGAAAAACTAAATTTGACATGCGAGTTTGGTATTGGAACCGCAAAAGAAAATGCGATGTTTAATGCGGT